CATGCATTCCAAGGACCAGGTGGTTGGTACATTGAAAACTCTCTCACCACCCTTGGAGACAAGGATCCTGTTGGTGAAGTCAATCGTCGCCTCTGGAACAGTGGTAGCGATGTAGACAAAGATACTGCTCGTAAGCAGAAGCGTAAACTCTCTTACTACAGCAACATCGTTGTCGTAAAGGATCCTAAGCACCCTGAGAACGAAGGTAAGGTATTCCTCTACAAGTATGGCAAGAAGATCCATGACAAGATCCTCGCTGCTATGCAACCTGAATTCCAAGATGAGACACCAGTAAATGTGTTTGACCTTTGGGAAGGTGCTAACTTCAAGTTGAAGATTAAAAAAGTAGCAGGTTTCTGGAACTATGATAGCAGTGAGTTTGATAGTGTTGCTGCTTTGTCTTCAGATGATTCTGAATTGGAAACCATCTGGAAGCAAGAGCACTCGCTAGAAGCGTTCACAGCACGTGAACAGTTCAAATCATACGAAGACCTAGAGAAGCGTCTAAACCTTGTTCTAGGTGCTGCTCCACGTCCCTCAGCACCTTCTGTGGATAGCGAGGAGTATGAACCAACCAACTCTCCTGAGTGGTCTAGTGGTGGGTTCAATGATGCTGATATTAATCCTGCTCCCTCTTCTTTCCGTCAGCAGATGAGTGCTCCTGCACAATCTCCTGTTAAGAAGGAAGCAGTTGTTGAAGATGATGATGCACTATCTTATTTTGCATCTCTAGCAGCAGATGACTAATACAGTTGACCTCTGGGTCAACTACAAAAAAGTTCTTGATGATGTATTCCCTGAGTTTCAATTTGAATCTCGGTGGTGTGAGTGGAAAGGTAAAGGTGATCTGACATTAACAGCAGACATCTTTACTGCTCCACACTTTATAAAATCTAGAAGAGTAGATATTTACAATGAAAAATCAGATATCTACAACAATGTAATCTATCCCAAGACAGGGAGTTACCTTCCCTGTTTTGGTATGGACCTTATGGGGTTTTTTGAAAAGAAAGTCATCATTGTATTTGATTTTCAGCATCCAGTTGAAAAACTTTTGTTTTCATTACCTACTTTACCTAAAGCAGAGAAAGATTATCGGTTCTTTGAGATGGGTAACCATTTTTCAGAGAACATTTTTGTGAGGTATTGTACCTTTGATGAGGTTGATCAATACTTACCTGACTTTAGAAAGTATCTTGAAACGTATCGTAGTATGATTGATGAAGCACAACCCACTGGGGAAGACACATCATTCTATAAAGACTTTGATACATACATGAAAAAACTAGACCCTATCCTTGGATACATGTCTAGTAGATTCGGTGCTGATAATGCTAACCGAATGATGAACGAGTTTTTCTTTCCTTATGCAGAGGAAGACGATTATAAAACTGGCACAAGGGGGTAGACACACCCCCTTTTTTCTTGTATAATTTTAATAGTGGATATACAACAGTGCTTAGCGTTAGTAAGGTTTTTCAATGGACCGAGACAGTCTTGGTTGCATCTACCGTTGTTGTATCAATTGGTACAGGTGCAGTTGCGGTTGCTGAAAGTTCAGTACCACTTGACCTAAATACTTTTATTCTGTCGGTAACACCTCCATACGAATCAGACGACAAGAGGATATATCCTGACAGGGTGCTTGAAGAGGAGCGTAAATCATATCCTGCTGAGGAGAGACATTATGAATAAATGGATAGGCATAGGTCTAGGTGGAGTTCTAGGTCTTACACATATAGGAATGATTGGTATGATTGCCAGTCGCAATAATTTACCAGTCGTTAACTTACCTGTAAATGATTACACATCATACACAGTAGAAGCAGGTAAGGATGGTTACCGAATAGATTACCAAGCAAATGATCCTAAAGTAATGCGTGTGGAAAGGGATCTGCGTAGGAAAGCTGGTTTTCTGGGACTTGGGACTAACACTACCCACACCACCGAAGAGTACACAATGGATGGGTCTCAACACTTGGATAGTAGGGGAGGTGGAACAGGACAAGACCCAAAGTCTGTCGCCTGCATCAAGGCGGACGGTGGAGGAGAGCAAACGGGAAGGCTTGTCGGCGGTAGCATCGGTGCTAGTATTGCTAGTTCTGGTCTTGCCTCTATTCCTTATGTTGGTTGGGTCATTGCTGGTGCTGCTACGATGATGGGCATGGAACAAGGTGCAGAGATTGGTGGGCAGATGGTAGAAGACATGGATCCTAATTGTGAAACTGAAGAAGAATGAAAAAGATTGCAGATGCTATCTCCCATCCAGTAACAGTAATTAATCTGATGCTTGTTGGATCTCTTGGGGTGATTGAATTTGTTCACACTAAAGCACATCGTAGTCTAGAGGCAGACGTTCACGGTCATGTGCATCAGTTTCTCAGGAAACATCCTGAGACCTGTGACTATATTGAATAGTGAATTCCATAAAACTGGAAAAATTTTTTCAGCAAATTTTTTGTCAAAAAAGTCGTCTAAACTTCAGTCTGTTTTAATCTATTGCTGATGTAATTACTAGACTTGGAATATTGCATTCCCTTTTTAAATTCTGACACAAAAACATTGAAGTATTCTCTCTTTAGAATATAAATGTCTCTCTTCTTTTCGTTTTCAGCAGTCTCATACTCATATGCTGTGACTGGTCTTGATACATTGTTACCAGGAATTGTGATTGATTGACTTCCATCTGAATATGTGAAAGGAGAATCATAAAAATTCTTGTCAACTTTTAGTCCACCTTTTAGGGCAAGGACATCTATACCATCCACCACTCTACCAGACTTTGTTTCAATGGTCTCGTAGTGGTGGATTTTTGAGTATGCGATGTTAACTCCTTGATCATCTACACCATACAAGTCCTCAATATATTTGTCTAATGTATATGTGTCTAGAGGAAATGAGTATAGAGGATTGATAAGATTATTGGTGAGAATAATAACCCAATCATAAAAGGGACTGCCATAGTATAGATTTGCAATGGTTTCTAAGTTAATTCCATCTTGTACAGAATATTTGTTATAGAAAGTTGCATAACCAAATGCATCCTCACTAACCGTATATCTTCTGAAGAAATTTTTAGCAGTAGTGTATTCTGCTTCAGAAAATGGATAGTTAATTGGTTTGTTATCGTATTCTATGTCAGGTATCAGTGAGAAATACATTAAAATCCTCTCTTAATATCGTCTTTGAACAGAACCTTACTTTCTAGGAAGTTTAGTGTTAGTTCTGTTGCTACTGGTTCTCCATCTTTATATGTAGCATAGGTTCCGTCTGAAGTATAGTTCACAGCAACTTTTCTAATTGCACATGGTTTAAACTGCTGAACGTATTTGTTTTCAGATAGTCCTGACATGAATGTAAATTTACATAGGTAAGGAACTCTCATGAAGTTATCCATGTTTGTGAAATCAAATTTTTGTCCTTGATCAGCACCAGTTTCAATACCTTTAAATGTACCAGTCACATCTTGATTGAAACTAATAAAAGTTGTTTCAGTATCTCCCTTGCCACCCCATTGTGGTACAGAAGCATATCTAAACATGAAGCAAATTTTTCTAATCATTTGTGCTTCTGGTGCATTTCTAGGTATCATTTTAAATGTCATACCAATCTCTCTCAATTCAGGTGAGTCGTACAAAATCTCTGCATTAGGATTTAATACAATTCCTTGAGTTGATCCAGTGATATCACCCATGTCTAAGTTACCACCAACACCAGGAATTTTATTTAATAACTGTGTTTGTAACGCAGCAACTATAGCCTGTGTATTTCCTTCAAAATCATTAATTCTGTTTCCAATTTCTGAAAGGTTTCCACCAGCAGCACCAGCAATTGCTGCTCTACCAATAGCACTGAATTGTTTACCATTCCATGTCTGTTGAATATCATTACCTAGATCTTGTGGCATTGGTAAAACAATACCAGAAGTTCCTTCAATTTTTTCAACCTTTAGTTGTGTTGATGCTGTGTATGATGCTTGAGCATAACGTCTTAATGAATTTTGACCACCTGAAGTTAATCTTTGAGAATCTTTACTGAATGGTGGGATATATTTTCCAAACTGAAAGTAAACATAGTCATTATCCCCATCAATGAGATTGTCTGTGGGATATCTTGCCGTCTCTGTTAAAGATGCAGTAGGAACTGCATTTTCTAATGGTTTAACGTAAATGTAATCAGCAGGTGCTGAGGCGTCTTTAACCTCAGTTAAGTTTTGGACACCATCTTTTCCAGATATGTAAGTGTATTGCCTAGATTTTTCTAAGGTTGCTAGGTCTGAAAATCTCCAATAACCTTTGAACTGTCCTTGAGAACCACCATAAAAGATCCACGCACCAGAAGCTGAATCTTGCCAGTAATGTCCTCTTTCAAGGTTACCTCTGGGAGCAGGAAACTCTGATCCATCTATAAGTTTTACGCCACCGTCTGTATTTCTTGCCATGTGTTAGTTTCCTTTTGCCATTTCTCTACTTTGAGAGGATCCATAACCATGAATAATTCGCCTGTCTCTGATCCTATCATAGACACCACCTTTGGTTTCTTCCCATACCATTTCTTTGGTGTAGGACATACGACCTGCTTTACCTTTCACGTTTCTAACAAAGTTTTCTATAGGTAATAGTATTGCTGTCGCCCATTCATCTGATGCTAAGTCCAGTAGATAACCATCAATGTGGTTATTCAGGTATTTATGGAAGCAATTCCTAGGAATGTCAATTCTTCCTTCCATTAATCTTTTGATACACCATACTCTTCTCTTTGGTGACAAGTAATGTAGGTTTGCACCCCAGAACTCTCCTCTACTTGCTTTTACCACATAAACAAGCGGAAATGAATCATAATATGGTAATTTTTTCTTCCCTTTTGCATGATATTCAAACAAATATAAGTGACCAACTACAGGGAATGATCTCAATTCATTTTTATCTTGTTCTACATCTGTTGCTTGTCTTTCTGCTTGTTCTTCCTGAACCATCCTAGATGGTTCTTTTAAGTATGAAAATGCTTCTGTTTTTACTGTGTTTTTATACCAGAGCCAAGTCTGTTTTTCTCCGTTTGCTTTTGCTTTGACTTTTTCAAAGATCGTTTCATAACCAGTATCTTGTGCAATAGTTGGTCTTTGAATGTCATAAAAGCCATAATAGCTGTCCATGTTTTTATACTGCTAAATGATCTTCTGTGAGTATTAAAAATTTCATCTGCCTATCTTCACAGAAGTCCTGAGCAGCGTCCCATTTAGAACGGTTCTTAGCGAACGTCAGGGCAGCCCGTTTATAGGCAGCAGTTCTCTTATCTTTGTCATACGGTGGTTTGGTTTGCTTTTTAGGTTTAATTTCTATAATGTACTTTGCAAATGTTCCTGACTTTTCACGAACTTTTATGTAAAAATCAGGATAATATCTATGAACTCTACCGTCAATTGGGGAACGATATGGTATAATGATTTCTTCACTACCCCATTCAACAATAGATGGAGTATCATCACAATAGATCATGAATTTCCGTTCCCATAATGATCTATAAACTATCCTAGTTGGATTACCACGGTACTTCTTAGGATTCTTTGGTTTATAGTATCCAGAGTACGCCATATATAATATAGGAAATCACATATCTATTTAGAGTGAAAAGAGTAACAAAGATAAACGAATTCATGCAAAAGATTGGTGTTAAGGGAGGTATGTCCCTTACCACTGGTTACCATGTTGAATTTGAATTCAAGAATAAAACCTTACCATTCTTAGAAGAATTTTACGGAGAAAATGGTAAAGATGTCGTTGAAATGTTATGTGATGAAGCACAACTACCAAACGTTGTTGCCACTACAGGAACTCTTACTGGTAGATATCTTGGTGAAGGATTGATCAACTATCCACACACAAGATCCTTTACCGATTTAGGTTTGGGATTTATGTGCGATGCTAAATTAACACCATTGAAGTTTTTGAATGCTTGGTATGAGCATATCTTTGGAGAGGTTTATGATAAAAAGTTTGAATATGAGGACACAATAGAATCTGCAAGGGGTAAATTACCTAGATCTACAAACCGTGTGAATAGATTGTCTTATATTGATGATTATGTGTGTAACCTTAGAATCATGAAAACAGAACCAAATAAAATAAGTTCTGATGGAAGAGCACCTATTGGATATATCTTAGAGAATGCTTATCCATATTCTATTGATGCTGTTCCTCTAGCATACGGTAGTTCTCAGTTGACAAGAGTAACTTCAAGCTTCTATTATACTAGACATACAGTGTTGTATGGTACATCTAAAAAACATAAACGTCAAAATTCAGACGTACCAGACCAACCAGTAAGACCTTTTAATACAGAACTCACAGGAATTTATAATGAACTTGATTTTGATGACCCAGCAGCAGGAAACTTCGGTCTAACTCCTAAGAGAGGTGGACCAATTCCATTGCAGGTAATTGAATTTCAGGAGTGAAAATTGACTTTTCAATTCCATAAAACTGGAAAAAAATCTTCGGCAAAAAATTGACTAAAAAAGTTTAATGGATTTTCAAACAATATGTCATGATGGATTCTTTAAGGATCCTGATAAAGTTAGAGAATGGGCTTTAACTTTAAAATATGATCACCCAATAGGAACATATCCTGGTGTTAGATCAAGACCACTAATAGAACTTAATAAAAGATTTTACGAATCCACCACTTCCAAATTATTGGCATTGTGGGGAGATTATAGTAAAAACGATTGGGACTGTCAGATACAGTTTCAGAAAATTAGTAGATTTTCCGATAATCCTGAAATTAACCGAGGGTGGATCCATCAAGATGGTCAAGCATTTTGTGCTGCTGTTGTTTATCTTGATCCTGATGCAAATCTAGATCATGGAACTTCAATTTATAGAATGAAATCTGATGCAGAGAGGAATGCATTACCTTGGCAGAAAAAAGACTGTGATCCAAAATTAATGCAATTTCATACTGATGTTTTAGGTCCAGAACAAAAAAGAGATAAAAAATCTCTAGAAATATTTGGAAACAACATGAAAATCAATAATTCTATGTTTGAACGTACCTTAGAGGTAAAAAACGTGTATAATAGAGTTATTGGGTATGATGCTACACAGTTTCATGCACAATCAAATTTTCACATGGAGAGTGATGATGAATTTAGATTAACTATGGTTGCGTTTGTGACTAGAATTATTAAACCAGCGACAAAACTATTTGAGTTGAAAAGTCGCTATATATAAATACACGACTTGAAATTATTTTTATGGCATTACCAAAGTTAGGGTATCCCACATATGAATGTGAATTGCCTTCTTCAGGAAAAACTATCAAATATCGCCCTTTTCTTGTAAAAGAGGAAAAAGTGCTTTTAATGGCATTGGAAGCAAATGACGAAAAACAAGTTATTGGCGGTGTTAAAGACCTACTCAAGAATTGTGTTATTTCAAGGATTAAGGTAGATCAACTACCTAGTTTTGATTTGGAGTATTTGTTCTTGAAAATTAGAGCAGCGTCCATCGGAGAGATGATTACTCTTAGTGTGACGTGTCTTGATGATAATGAAACAGAAGTAGAGGCATTAATCAACATTAATGATGTTGAAGTTAAAAAGCAGGAGGGTCACTCTCCTAAAATCATGTTTGATGATACCACTGGTATTATGATGAAATATCCTAGTATGAAGCAATTCATTGATAGGGAATTTCTACAAAAAGATCTAGGTACAGAAGATGTATATGATTTCATTGCAAATTCTATTGATCAGATCTTTGATGACGAGGAAGTTTATGATTCATCAACAACAACTCCAAAAGAGTTTCGTCAGTTTGTAGATACTTTGACTACTAAACAATTTGAGAAGATTCAAGACTTTTATGCTACTTGTCCAAAGTTGAGTCATACTTTTGCAGTTACCAATCCTAAAACTGGAAAAGAGTCTACTTACACAATTGAGGGTCTACAGAGTTTTTTCGCATAGCACTCTTCCAGAACAATTTGGAGGGGTACTATAGAATGAACTTTGCTCTTATGCAGTACCATAAATATAGCTTGACTGAAGTTGAAAATATGATGCCATGGGAAAGGGAAGTATATACTACTTTCCTCATGCAATATCTAGATGAACTCAAACAAAAACAAGAACAAGCGAAAGCAGGTAGATAGTGGCAAATCTAGTTCAAACAGCTCAAGGTGATCTAACCAGTTTTATTGCTGGAAAAATCTTTGATCAAATTAAACAAAAATTTGATCAGGATATTCCTAAGGGATCACCTGAAGTAGAAAAAGCAATTAAGGATCTAGAACGAGAAGAAGAAGTTGATGTTACCTCTATTCCCGTTGTAGATAAACCTCTGCGGAATCAAGTAATCAAACTGTTTGGAACTAGACTTGAAGTAAAGTTAGTTCAACTTGAAGGAAAAGTTGAAGCAACAAATACTGCTATATCTGCTATTGGTGCTGCTATCGTTGATAGTCAAGAACTTATTATCAACCAAAATCAAATTTTGGAAGATAAGTTTGACACTTTATTGGATATATTTGGTACAAAAGCAGAATTAGAAAAGAAAGCGGAGGAAGATAAGAAAGCAGAAAAGGAATCAGCAGAGATCTTTGAACAAGATCCAATGTTCGGTTCATCACCGCTACAGAAAATGCTTGCTCGCTCTAACATGGGAGGGTCTTCGTTAGTTGGATTCTTACTTAGAAGAGCAGGAGCAAAAGTTGCATCTAGGTTAATAAGATCACTTTCAAGAAGATTCATACCTAGAAGAATTAGAGCAAGAGGAAGATTACTCACAAGAGGAATCAGAGGTGTAAGGAGATTACCAGGCAAAGTAAAAACAAAAATTGCTGCTGCTGCCACCTCACGTATTCTTGGTAGAAATGTAGCAGAGAACGTTGGAAAAAAGGCAACAGGAAAAGTTTTATCAAAGAAAATTCCTGGCCTTGGTATCGCTGCTGGTATTATATTTGGTATTGAGAGAGCCTTAAAGGGAGACTATACTGGTGCAGGTCTAGAAGTACTGTCTGGAATTGCTGGAACAATTCCTGCTGTTGGAACTGGAACTTCTTTAGGTATTGATGCATATATCATTAAAAGAGATATTGAGAAAGAACTTAGAGGAAGTTATGCTGCTGGTACTGGTCAAACTAAAAAAGGACTCGCAAATTTACATGGTAGAGAGTTAATTTTAGGTAAAAAAGATCAGGATGATATCGCTATGGGATTTAAAAATGCTACTGCCCTTATTGGGACAGTATTGACATCGGTTGCATTAGATGTTGCATCTGCTGCTGGAGCAGAGCAAATGGTTAGATCAGAAATACTTAGTAGTGGGTTGGATGGATTTGAAAGATCATCTGTAAGGTATAAGTCTACATTGGGAGTAGTTCGCACACAAAATAGAGACGAACAGGCAATTGATGAACTTTCTCTTCCTTTCCAAGGAATGTTCCCACAACAGAAATCAGGAACACCTCAAGAAGATGATGTTAGTGGATTTTTTAATCCAAAGAATTTTTTCAATAATTTTGCTGGTGGTGAGGAGTTGCTACCTTGGTTTCAAAAGTCAGGTGCTTTTAGAAGCATGACCAATTTTGTCAATAGAAACAATCCTGGCTATGTAATGATAGACAAGAGTGGAGAACCTGGCGTTGATTTCACTCCAGATGGTTTTTATACTAGAGCATTATTTGATGGTCAAGTTGTTGAAATTGGTCATCAATATAATCCAAAAACTAAAAGAGGATACGGTAATTTTGTAATTGTTAGGCATGAAGATCCTGATAGACCAGGACAAATGTTTGATGCATTATATGCTCACTTCCCCAAAAGTGGAATCTCTGTAACAGAGGGGGAACATGTTAGTCATGGACAAAAACTTGGACTCATGGGAAGAAATAGTGATGATCCAAGAGATATTGGTAGTATTGATGGAATGCACATGAGTGTGGATTTCTTTAAAGTTGGTGGTGGTGGTACATATAACCCAAGAGATAAGAACACTCATTATCCATTTTGGCATGGTATATACAATCATGTTGATCCAAAGTTTAAAAATGCTAAACCAGTAAAAGAGAAAGTACAGACCAATCCTAAACTGGTACAAAAGCAAGCAATGACAATGCTTGCTGCATATGAAAATGTTAAAACTGATGCATACTTAGATACTGAAAATATTCCTACGATTGGATTTGGTGCAACTTATTACCCACCAGGATTTAGGTTGAAGGGAAATGTGAAAATGGGTGATAAAATCACTATGGATGAAGCTATAATGATCAAGGATAAGCATTATCAAGATCACTTGAAAATTGTTATAAGAGAACTTAAAAACGTTGGTGTGGATCTATATGATTTGCCCGTTGATGTTTCCTCAGTTCTTCTTTCGTTGGCATTTAACTATGGAAGTCTTAGGGGTGCTCATAAAGGAAGCAATACTGTTTTCAACGGAAAAACATTTCCACATTCTCTTCCTGAGATGGTTAAGAAGGCACATGCCAATAATGATTATAGTAATATTGCTGATTTACTTAGACTTAACTTAGTTCATGATAACAATGGTCGTTTGAAAAATAGAAGAGAATCTGAGGCAAAAATTATTAAGTCAGGAACAGGAACTGGTTACTTTGGTCTTCAGGATCTAAAAAATACACTTAAAGGTGATCAAAGTTTCTTACCTCCATCAATGAGAACCAGTCTATTATCAAAATTAGATACAGACAGTAAAGACGTTGAAATGCTTTTAGATGAGATTCAAACTACTGGAGCACCAATTATTATGTTAAATACTCAAGTAGTAGCTGCTAATATGAATGAAGATTTCAATTTTAGTAGGACAACTTCAGTAGGTGATTGGAAAGATCACTATAGAATAGCATCACTAGGGTAATTAAATGGCATCTCTTACTAGGACATTTCAAGGCGATTTAACCGCTTCTATTAGTAGTTATTTGTATAATGAAGCAGTTAGAGCTGCTGATGATGCTGCTCTTGAAAGAGAACTTGCCACGGATTATATTAGGGCAGTTAATGTTGGTGATACGATGTTCGCAAAGAGCGTCAATCCCAATGCATATAATCCTGCACGGGAAGGTGTTGCAGGTGGATCAGTTGCGGCGATGGACCAGTTTTCGCCAAATTTCCGCAGGGGAGAATTCTTTGGTGCTGCATTAGCACATAGATTAAGACCTAATCCACTAGGATTACTTGGTAAACGATTCCAAAAGGAACCATTCTCATATACTGGATATATGAGAGGACAATCTACTCCTCTAACACTTGCAACGCCTCCTGGTGGTATTGGACCACGCCCAGAGTTTGGTTTAAAAACACCAGGATATGTTCAACCAGCACCTAGAACATCTATTTTCAATAAGAGCAGTCCTATTAATCCAGTACCTACTGGTGTTGCTGTTACTGCTCAGACAGCAGCAAAACGTGCTGGTCAACCATTCCCAATGGTTGCCGTTGGATCTTCTGCCTTACAGAAACAACCATCTCCATTCTTGGGATCTGGAGCATATTCAAGTGGTATGCCAGGAATGTGGAATACCAGTCCAGATACAAAAGCAGTTAAAGTCAAAGATCCTAAATTAGGTAAGTTCTTTACTGCTGTATCTAGATCTCTAAATGTCAGTCTCAGTAGTATGTCTGAGCAGGTAGATGAGAATGAAGCAACACTCATTACAGTTAGAGAAAGTTTACTAGGAACAATTAAGAAACTAGAAGTTAATTCTGATACTTTAGAAGCAAAATTAGATGCTATTATTGACGTTCTGCGAGATCAGAATAGAAATGCTATTGTTTCCGAAGATAACAAGGAAAGTGAAAGGAAAGAAGCACAGATAGAATTACAAAAACAGCAATATGAAGGTGAGGTAATTCAAAAAGTAGGTGAGGATGATCTTGAATTTGCTGTACGTGATGCCCGTGATGAAGCACAGGATGGAGATCCATTTGGTCCATATCCATCAGACACTGGTGATTTATGGAAAGATACTCCACAGATGGCCAGAGGTGGTATTGTAGATGGTCCCCAGAGTGGATATCCTGCTATTCTTCATGGTAAGGAAGCAGTTATTCCTATTGATACTCCATTTACAAGACAAAGTTATGCTAGTGGCACAATGGGTAGAGGATCAACTACTATTAACAATAGTATTGTTTCTGATAGTGGATCTGCTCCATCATTTGATAAGTTTGTTCCAAATATGTTCAAACAAGTCATTGAATCTAAAATTTCAGATGTTCCTAATCTAAAAGAAACAACAGAAATGCTTGGAAAGGCAGTTGAATTGCCAGTCAAAGCAAGTGGTTTAATTGCTTTCAATGTATTAGGAAAAGCGTTGAGTGGCATGAAGACACTGGCAGGTGATGTTTCTGGTCCACTAAAAACAGTATTGTCTCCACTAACATCTTTTGGTGTTTCTAATACACTTATTAATGGATTGACAAGAGATTTGTCTGTTGGTGGTGCTGCTGTTAGAAGAAGGGATGCAAATAAAGCTTTTGGTGCAGAGATTAAAAATAATAACATGATGACCAGATTCTTTAATGGCATTATGAATCTGTTCAGGCCAGATCCAGAACCACCATCAAATGACGATGGTAATGGTGGTCCTGGTGGATACCGTGGCGGTGGTTATCGTGGCGGTGGAGTGCAATATGCTGGCGGCGGTCCTGGTAATTTCTTTGAAGGTGCTAGGAATTGGTGGAATAGAGGTAGGAACATGAGAGTTCCTAATGAGAATACTGCTCGCTGGTTTGGTAGAAATAGTTTGATGGCAGATGATGCTACACAACTTACTAGAACTAATAAAGCATTCAAGTCTGGTGCTACTGGTATTCGTGGTTGGAATCCTATCAAAGCATTTACACCAGAAATGGTTAGAACTGGTCCTACTCCTGCTGTTCGTCAGGCATTTGAAAGACCTGTTAGAGCAATTACTAGTTTATTTGGAACAGTTAAGGCACTCAAGAACGGATCTGTTCTTGGATTGATTTTAAGTGATATTATGAAGGGTCATGGAATGACTGAGGAGGAATGGATGCATGGTCCAGGAACTGTTACTCATTTTGAGAAAAATTTCAGTAGAACTAATACTAAAGATCAATTGACAAATTTTGTTAATTTGAATTCTTTTGAACAACAGGCAAATAAAGTTACAAACTATGAACAGCAAAAGACTAAAGTCATAGAAATAAATAACAAAGGTGTTACAGCATTAGATTCAGCTGAAAAAGACATGAATCTTATTGGTAATAATCCAAATCCTTCCCTAGATCATTTCTTCCCATCTCCATATAATTATTAATAATGGCAGAGACTAAACCATATGCATCATCGCTTGAGGTTAAAGGAATTGCGATCTTCTCTGTAGAAGACGAAGCAAAACCATATGCAAATATAAAAAATCTAGTAACTCATTATTATCATATTGAGGACATTACTCAGGCTGCATATGAAGCAAAGATGGTAGTTGTTGATAATGCTACTAATCTAATTGCTAACATGCCAATTCAGGGCAATGAGAAGGTTGTCGTTGAAGTTAAAGATACTTTTGATAATACCTATAATTATGAGTATCGTGTCTGGACAGTTGCTAACAGACTTAGTGCTGATAGGAAGCAAGTGTATACATTAGGACTTGTTTCTCCAGAGGGACTTGCCAATGAGGGTGTTCGTCTGGTAAAATCAGAAAAGGGTAAGATATCTGAAGTTGTTGAAAGTTTGGTTTCAAATTTGACATCTGTCAAAGATTATGAATTTGATAATGATGAAGAAGCAGGAGAATTTGGTCTTCTCGTTAAAACCGATGAAACCAAAAATTCTTGTAAGATTATTCCTCATAGACAAACTGTGTTCTCTGTCATTAGATCCTTACAAAAAAGAGGTATCCCAAAGACAAAGAATAACAAAAAAGGCACTGCTGGATATGTTTTCTACCAAACAAGAAAGGGATTTAACTTTAGATCCTTTGATAGTTTGGTCTCTGCTGGACCAATCGGTCAAGACTTTGTTTATACAATGGGTAAACGAGATGAAGAGAATGCCAATAAAATTCAGGAAATTAAATATGGCGATGAAATAAACCTGATGAAAAAATTGAGGGAAGGTGCCTTCAAGTCAGTTTCTTGTTATTTCAACATAAATACTGGCAAGTACACAGAATCAGTGTATTCTATGGAAGAGGTATGGGATGAGATGGAGCATCTAGGAAGTCAAACAAAACTACCTAAAGGTGCTGCTGATTTATCCCAATTCCCAACTAGAGTACTTTCATCTGTCATTAATAATGAGTTCTGGTACAACGGAACAGAATCTGCTTCCGCTGATAGTAAAAATGATTTAAAAGATTATCAACCTTTTTATTTACAACAATCTATCGGTAGAGCTGGTTTGATGTTTAATCAACAGATAACCATTTCGCTCACAGGACACTTAGAATTATGTGCAGGAGACTGCATTGAACTCAAAGTTCCTAATCAACAAGCAGAAGTATTGAAAGAAGATGGTGTAACGTGGGATCCAGAAAATAGTGGAACCTTTTTAATCAAAAGAGTCACACATCAGTTTCATGTTACAGGTAATTCAGTTTATACCGTCATGGATCTCATACGTGACTCATATGGAATACAAGGTAGTAATTCTAACGTAAAATAACCTATGGAATCTTTAGAACAACATATTGCAAAGGATAAAGATATCCTAGCAACCCCTACAACTTCTCCTCAAATGCGTCGTCA